GATGATGCGATTAGAAAGGCAAAGAACAATGAGTAATCAAGTAGCTACGAAAAAAAGTGCAGAGTTAAGCACAGACTTTATGAGTGATGTCTTTGCAGATGGCGATGAGGGTACAACCTTTAGCGCCGATGAGATGATCATACCGTACATTCGTTTAGCACAAGCGATGTCTCCGGAACTAAAGAAGAAAGAGGCCAAGTACATTGACGGATTGGATGAAGGTGATATCTTCAACAACCTTACCAATGAGGTGTATCCTGGGGAAACGGGCATCAATGTGATCCCTTGTTACGTCGTTACCAAATACACTGAGTGGATGCCTGATCGTGGTGGTTTCGTACAAGACCTAGACCCAAGCGATCCTGCTATTGCTCAACGCAGGAGGGATGGTAACACTGAGATTCTTCCTAACGGAAACCATCTTCAGATTGCGGACTGTTATTTCTGCCTGTTGATTACTGAAGATGAGGACTACATGCCTGTTGTTATTGACATGAAGGTTTCTCAAATGAAAGTTTCAAAGCGGTGGAAGTCCATGATCGCTATGAACAAGGCGAAGAATCCTAAGACCGGACAGATGCAAGTGCTATCTTTGTTCAGCACAATGTGGAAAGTGGTGGCCGTTTCAGATTCTAATAAGGCAGGTCAGCCTTACGCTAACTATGCTGTATCCAAAGTGGGTGTAGTAGAGAATCCAGTTCTAAGAAACGAAGCTAAGAAGTTTCGAATGAGCGTAGAAACTGGTGAAGCCAAGGCCATGACTGAAGAGACTGAGTCTAAAAAGAATAACTCAGATGTCACCGAGGATGAAATACCGTTTTAAATAACGAGGGGGTAGTTCTTGTAGAAAAGATCTACCCCTTTTATTTTTATCTGAGGGATTACTAATGTCAGATGCAAAGAAATTAATAGAAGCGTTCGAGGGATCGGGTGCGGCGCACGGGACAACTGTTGTTGGTCGTACCGGTAGGAACGGCAAGGCCGAGTCTGATAGCCGCGTTGTTCGGGGCGCACTTACAGAAGAAAAGATACAGGAACACATCGAAGGCAAGATGGGCGTGGGCTCCATCCCTATTACCCAAGACAACATGTGTAAGTTTGGCGCTCTTGATATTGATACCTATGATTTAGATTTGAAAGCTCTGAACGATAAGGTTCATGAGATGAAGCTGCCGTTGATTATGTGTAGGTCCAAGTCAGGCGGTGCCCACCTTTATTTGTTTACCAAGGATTGGGAGCCGGCGGCACTGGTGCGTGAGTACCTAACCGAGATGTCTGTTGCACTGGGCTATAGTGGCTGTGAGATATTCCCCAAGCAGGACAAGATCCTTGCTGATCGAGGGGACGTTGGTAACTTTATCAACATGCCATACTTCGGTGGAGACATCACAACTCGCTATGCCTTAGATGCCAAGGGTGATTCGATGACCATGGCCCAGTTCCACAAGGCAGTAGGCAAGGCAAGGGTATCCGCTTCGGACCTAGATGCTATGTCCTTTGGTGGAGAGCGATCACACTTTACGGACGGACCTTATTGCTTGGAGGTTATCGCAAGCCAAGGTGCAGTGACCGAGTTCCGCAACATCTTTATGTTTAACGTGGGTGTGTATTGCAGGTTCAAGTGGCCTGATGATTGGAAGAAGCACCACGAAGAATACAACCGCATGCTATGCAGCCCAGCCTTAGAGGCCGGTGAGATTGTTGATCTGCAAAAGTCCCTGATGAAGAAGGATTACTTTCTTCAGTGTGAAATCTGCCCACTAAAGGATCACTGCGACAAGAAGATATGTAAGTCCAGACCGTTTGGTATAGGAAGCAGCGCCCCTGATGCGCCGGATGTTGGTGGTCTAACGATCATGTTGTCCGAGCCCAGGATGTATTTCATGGACGTTGACGGCCAGAGACTACAGCTTACTGTCGAACAGTTGCAGAACCAGACGTTGTGGCAGCGGTCATGCATGGATCAGTTAAGTATGATGCCCCCTCTGATGAAGGCCAACGACTGGCAACAGATGGTCAACGGGCTGATGTCTAAGTCTGTTAAGATGGAGGTTCCCGAAGAACTTACGATCAGTGGTCAGTTCAAGGAACTACTTACCAACTACTGCACCAGCAGGATCAGGGCCGTTGCCCCAGAAGAAATATCTATGGGCAAGCCTTGGACCGAGGACGGCCTTACTAAGTTTACAATGAGTGGGATAACACAGTTCCTAAAGAACAGAGGTTTTACTGAATACAACAGGGCCGAGATCCAAGAACAAATAAAAAACATGAACAGTGGCACCGATTGCTACGGTCATCAAGCTATTAGGAAAGAGGATGGAAAGTTATCTACCATTAGAGTCTGGTGGGTCCCAGCCTTTGAAAATGAAACAGCATTACAAAACGTGGAGATAGAAAATGACATTCCCTTCTGATGAGAAACTCATGCGTATCGCAGAACTAAGCGAATGGTTGAGTGTATCGCGGTCTACTATATACAAGTGGGTCAGCAACAGTGACTTTCCTAAACCTATTATCTTGGGTGAGAACGATGGCGCTAAGAATACTGCCAGCCGGTGGGTCGAGCAAGAGGTGCGCGACTGGTTGAAAGACCGTCCACGGGGCAAGCACCTTGACGAGTGATCTCTTACTCCTAGGACCGCCAGGTTGCGGCAAGACCCACAGCCTGATGAAGATGGTTGAGGATGCACTGGCCCAAGGTACAACGCCCGAAGAGATAGGCTTCATGTCCTTTACCAAGAAGGCTGTAGAGGAAGCACAGAGCCGTGCCTGTGCAAGGTTTAACTTAGAGGCTAAACAACTGCCTTGGTTTCGCACCCTGCACTCAGCGGCCTTTAGGACGCTTGGCCTGTCCCGTACTGACATGCTGTCCCCAGAGGATTGGGATGCGCTGGGCAGAACCTTGGGTATATCCTTTAAGGGAGTTGATTCTAAATCTCCGGACGATGGCATCCTGATAGCATCAGTGGGCGGTGACGGCAGCAAGTACATCCAGATGATAGACCGGTCACGGTATCGTATGTGTTCTTTGTCGGAAGAGTTTAACGAAGCTGAAGACTACAACATGCACTTCAGTAAGATGAAACAGATCCATGATGCGGTGATGTCTTATAAGGCTGAGAACTTGAAGGTGGATTTCCCTGATATGATCGAGCAATACCTAATGCATTCTCCTCCACGTTTGCAGTTACTGTTCATCGATGAGGCTCAAGACCTTACGCCCCTTCAGTGGGAGATGGTTAGCCACATGAGATCCAATGCCGATCGTGTGGTCTATGCGGGTGATGATGACCAAGCTATCCACCGGTGGACAGGTGTCGATGTTAAAAAGTTTATGAGTGTGACTGACAATGTAGAGATACTATCTCAGTCATACCGCCTACCCAAACGTGTGTTCGACCTGTCCCAGCAAATAGTTAAGCGCATCCAGACACGGTTTGAGAAAGAGTTCTACCCCACCGAGGAGGATGGCGTTGTCGATTACCACCTGACCTTGGACAGTGTGCCGATTCACCAAGGGTCTTGGACTATCATGGCGCGGACCAACAGTTTTGTTAAAGAGTTTGCTGACATCATTAGAGAAGCTGGGTATCTTTACTCTATGAAGGGGCACCCATCGATTAAGACTGAGGTTGGTCGGGCTATTAAAACTTGGAGAGAGTTACAGGCTGGAGACATGGTAGCTGTCGATCGCATCAAAAAGATGTACGAAGTTGTGCCCAAGCAGGGAGACTTCAAGGTGGTTAAGCGCGGCGCCGGCAACCTGCTAGATGCTGCGGATCCTACTGGTGAGTTGAACATCGATGCGTTGTACAAAGACTATGGCTTGGAGTGTGAGAGAACCCGTGATGCCATGGATGTTGTGCGTCTAGGAAACGACGATAAGATGTATGTGCAAGCGATCGAGCGCCGCGGTGAGTCCATCACCCAGCCGCCTAGGATCAAGCTGTCCACCTTCCATGCTATGAAGGGCGGGGAGGATGACAACTGCCTAGTGTTCTTGGCGTCAACCAAGGCATGCATGGAATCTAAGTACCCAGACGATGAGCATCGAGCGTTCTATGTAGGGGTAACAAGGGCCAAGAAAGAACTACACATATTGGATACAGACAAAAGGTATAGGTACGAATTATGATATCAGGAATGTGTTTAGCACTAGCTCTATACCATGAGGCAAGAGGTGAATCTCTACAAGCCCAACTCATGGTTGCCAAAGTTATAGTGAACAGGGTGGAATCGAAACGATGGCCCTCGACACTATGTGATGTGGTCATGCAAGATCGACAGTTTTCTTTTGTTAGGAAAGGTAAAGTACCTACACCCAAGGACCAAGAGGCGTGGGACAAATCCAAGAACTTAGCGGAGGAGATACTAAAGAACCCTAGCATCCTACCGTACAGCGATGCCGATCACTACCATACTGTAAACGTGCGCCCGATATGGCGGAGCAAATTGTATAGAATAGTACGGGTAGATCAACATGTTTTCTATTCATACTCCCATCCAGAACCAATGAAGACCAGCCTACGTCCGAAGAGACGCCCCAACAAAAAGGAAACAAGACAATGAAACGCAATGAAATCTTGGACAAGGCAAACGAGTTGGTCAACGGACAGAGGGCCAAGGACTATGGAGATGCATTCGATAACCATACGCGCATTGCCGAAGGTTGGAACATCATAGCAAGGAGTGCTTACAAAACACACTTTGAAATAACAGAGCAACATGTTGTGTTGATGATGGACTGGGTAAAGACTGCACGGTTGTTAACGACGATGGACCATGACGATTCATGGGTAGATAAATGTGGCTACTCAAGTTTGGGTGGAGAGTTCTCCGAAGAAGATAGGTCAGCAGTACAGATGTCTGAGTTTCTTGAAGATCTTAAAGAGGTGGTTAAATAATGACCCAAGGCAAACTATTCACCGGCAATGCGGACAAGGACTACCAGATCCGATCAGAGATGGAGTTGATTGATACTGATTGGAACATACCTACCGAGTTCCCTGACCTGTCAGGCTATAGCCAGATTGCCGTAGACCTTGAGACCAAGGACCCCAACATCAAAACACAGGGCCCAGGTTGGGCTAGGAAAGACGGGCACATCATTGGTATTGCGGTAGCTGCCGGTGACTTCAAAGGTTACTTCCCCTTGCGCCATGCGAACGGGCACAACCTAGATCCAACTATGACTATGCGTTGGCTCAAGGCACAGATGTCTACGCCTAGTATTGATAAGATCATGCACAATGCAACCTATGATGCTGGCTGGATGAGGGCCGAGGGCGTTGAGGTGCAGGGTCGCATCATTGATACTATGATTACTGGCGCGTTGGTTAACGAGAACCGCTGGTCCTTTGGCCTTGATGCTATGGCACGGGACTATGTGGGTATACGCAAGGACGAGAAGCTTCTGAAGGCTGCGGCTCAAGAGTGGGGCATCGATCCCAAGGCAGAGATGTGGCAGTTACCCCCGAAGTATGTGGGCGCCTATGCTGAACAGGATGCTGTAGCCACGTTGAAACTATGGGAAGCGTTGAAGATCCAGCTAGAGAAGCAGGACCTCTGGGCTATCTGGGAACTAGAGACAGGCTTGATACCTTGCCTGTTGGACATGAGAACCAACGGTGTGCGCGTAGACCTAGAGAAGGCTGACCGTAACAAGAAGCTGATCCAGAAGCGGTCGTCGGAGTTGCGCCAAGATATTAAGAAGAGCGCCGGCGTAGACGTAGACATATGGGCCAGTGCCTCAGTAGCTAAGATGTTTGACAAGCTGGGGTTAGAGTATCCAAGGACCGAGGCTGGTGCAGCGTCATTCACCAAGGCGTACCTCAACTCCCACCCACATGAAGCCTGTCAGTCGTTGGTTAAACTGCGTGAGTTTGACAAGGCAGACAGCACATTCATTGACAGCATCTTGAAGCATGAACACAACGGCAGGATCCACACTGAACTGCACTCCACCCGCAGGGATGAGGGCGGTACTGTCACCGGTAGATTTTCGTCATCCAACCCCAACCTCCAGCAAATTCCGGCGCGGGACAAGGAGATCAAGAAGCTTATCCGCGGGTTGTTCATACCAGAAGAGGGAACCAAGTGGGGATCATTCGACTACTCAAGCCAAGAGCCGAGGTTACTGGTACACTTTGCGGCATCGATGCCCCCCAACATGCAGGACCCTGTACTCAAGACCATCGTTGAAGAGTTCAACACCGGAGACGTGGACCTCCACCAGATCGTGGCAGACTTAGCCGGCATCACCCGCAAGCAAGCAAAGACCGTGAACCTAGGTATCATGTACGGCATGGGCGTAGCTAAACTAGCGAACCAGATGGCGATCACAACGGATGAAGCCAAGACAATCATTGCAGATCACCGGTCCAAGGTCCCGTTTGTTAAACAGTTGGCCGACATTGCAAGCAAGAGGGCCGGCAAGAACGGGCAGATACGGACGCTCCTAGGCCGTCTGTGTCGCTTTGATATGTGGGAGCCATCAACGTTCGGATACAACAAACCCCTGCCTATAGAGGAAGCAGAGGAAGTGTACGGGGGCATGGGACAGTTGCGTCGGGCCTTTACATACAAGGCACTTAACCGTTTGATCCAAGGTTCAGCGGCCGACCAAACAAAGAAAGCGATGCTCGATTGTTATAACGCCGGACTTACTCCTATGCTCACGGTCCATGATGAGCTATGCTTTAACGTAGAAAGTGACGAACAGGCAGCACAGATCAAAGAAATTATGGAGACTGGTGTGCCTCTAAAGGTCCCTTCTAAGATAGACCAAGAACTCAAAGATAATTGGGGAGAGATCGAATGAAGATAGATAAATTTAAAAGCCTAGGTTTAAAACAAATGCACCCTATGCAGGTCGAGGCCCTGATGAACATGGTCAACATATCCCTGCGCTTGGCAAGCATGATAGATGACGATGATATCCTAGAGGAAGTAGAGGCCGAGGCCAATGACCTCGTCCAGTTGTTTGGTGGTGGCGGTCTTAGAGTTAAGGTCTATGACTTCTAACCAAGGTTCAATCTTCGTGCAATCTCCTGCGTATTAGGATCACCTCCGGCTAGGGATGGGAGCGTCATGAACGGGTTGACCGCTGTTGTCGATGGCCCAAGATTCGGTCTAGCCGCTGGGGTAACAGATGTTTGAGCATCTGGTAAAGACATGAATGGGTTAACCGCTGGAGTAGATGTACTAGGCGCCGACATTGGTTTGACCTTGCTTGGATTATCATCCGGAGCCAACGGTATTCCTCTTAACTGTTCCCGAAGTGCGTTAAAATCTTCGCGTGGATACTGATCTAACAACCCAGCCTTTCGCATGTCCTGCCTGTTTTTCTTTGAAACTTTAAACGGTTCAAATTCTCCACGCATAATTCCTCGGATCCCTCCAATACCCTCTTTCTTAAAAGTCCTGCGGATTTCTGGGTCAGTCATTCCCATTGCGCGGAGGTCCTCTACCATCTGATGATATTCTTTATCGACTCGCAACTTGGCTTCGTTGGCCGCAACAAAACC